ACATCTGTAACACCATCTGTTTCAATATCAAAGACTAATGATTTCATAATGCTTCCTCGCCATCTCCTAGCTCATCATCATAGTCTGAAAGCTCTGACAATCTGCCTGTATCTTTGTCATATAGTAGGTGTGTAGCCATTCCTACATCCCCAGTATACCTAGATTTTAAAACTCTTACATGGGTAGTGTTGGCTTCATCTTCATTATCGGCTTGTTGGTTACGCTCTAAAGCAATCACACAGTCTGATAACTGAGCTATAGATTGAGAGCCTCTAAGGTGACTAAGGTTAACTGACACTCCGTTCTCATGTCCCCTGTTACCTTCTATCCTCTTGAGATGGGAGACAAGTATCATACCAGCCCCTGTCTCTTCAACAATAGATCGCAGCTTATGCATAATTGAATCTATTGTACGGCGCTCATCCCCCTCAGTGCTGGCAGATAGGAGCATATGTAGATGGTCTACTACTATCCATTTACAGTCTAGCCCTACAATCATATATCTAATCTTAGAGAAAATCTCATCGATATCATTAGATCCAAAGTCAGAATGTATCCAAACACGATCATGATTGAATATGTCCTGAAGCATAGCATCTAGTTTATCTTTAGAGTGTGATTCATATTCCTCTCTAATGTGATCAATATACAGTCTAGCATTGGCCTCAATAGATACAAGACAGTCAGCAGTCTTATAGTAATCCTCTTCAAGGGCAACAATGCCTACCCTGTCATCAGTATTCTTAACAAGAAAATGTTCCAGCTCTCTGGTGATACTGGATTTACCAAGTCCCGTACCTCCAGTTACAGTGACAAGCTCTCCGGTTCTAAGACCATAGAGTTTCTCATTAAGTCCTTCCCAAGGATAAGGTATAGCTTCTTTCTTAGGACGATCATAGTACTTAGATATAATCTCCTTACCGCTCATTATCCCTGAAGGTGTGTAGGTTTTAGCGTTCCACCAAGAGTTTGTATATGCTTTATGATTACCACTACGTAGCATGTCATTAGCATCTTTAAACTCTTCAGGAAGAATCATTATCAATGCTTTGCCGGGAGTAAATAACCTAGCTACTTTCTTGGCGGCTTCACGGCCCGGAGTATCACTATCAAAGTTGATAACAATATTTTCAAACTTCTCTAAGAATTCTAAAGAAGACTTAACATCTCTGACTCCACCAGCCGCCCCATTCTTTAGAGAGACAACGGGCCACTTAGAACCTTGCAATTCATAAGCTGCCATAGCATCGCACTCACCCTCAGTGATAGTTATATACTTGCCACCACCTTGGAATAACTGCTGTCCGAATAAGCCTGTCCCTGTAGAGGAACCCTGCCAGTGGAATGTCTTGTTTGGATCTCTTAGTTTATAAGCACCTATCTCATTGACGTTGTAGTAAGGATAGATATGAGTGTCTACTTCACCTCTTGAATTTAATATAGATTTAACACCAAACTTCTTAGCGGTATCTAAAGATATACCTCTATCAGTAAGAGCATTAAAGGAACCATCGGAAGTATTCATAGAATTATTTTTGTATGTTTTAAATTCTATGGGGGTTGTTTGAATTGTATTATCTTGATTGCGTATCAACTTATCGCAACTAAAACAATATAAAGAACCGTCTTCGTTTAAAGACGCTGGGTCACTACCTCCACATTCGGGACAAGGTAGATGTGTTTTAACAAATGCCATTTTCGCTCCTTAAAAAAATGGGGAGCCGAAACTCCCCTAATCATCAGCACACAACACTATTCCTCTTTACTATCCTCAATTTTTGTATCGTCAGTACACTCGGTGCCTAGCTGTGCTTTAAACCACTCAAGCGCAGCCTTCTTAGACTCAATATCATCTGACAATGAGTTCATCTCAGTTATAAGTTTCTGAGCCAATACAAAGATATGTTGGTTTTGTACAGACATCTTGGATACATCAAAGTCTCCGTTGTCAGTTTTAAATATGCTCACAACTCATCCTCTTCGACAGCATCCTCTACATCAAACTCATCTCCAGCACCACCACTACGGTAAGGTACTAAATCTAAAACTTGCATGGCTACAAACTCTAGACCTTGGAAATGCTGTTGACCTCTGTCCATCTCCCATTCACGATACTGAACCTTAACTTTAGAACCATTCCCAACTTCTACATCGATCTCTTCTTTCATTCGATCATAGAGTTTAGGAGCTTCCCTAGTTCCCTTTGGGCCACCATTCACCTTTCGTTTGATGATCAGGGCTGGCCCCTCATCCATATCTTTAACAGTAAATCCACGCCGCTTGAAGTCCTTTGCAGTATCTTCTTCGACAACTAGATTAACACTATATACTGGCTCATAAGTTGTGTTGGGCCTTTTAACGCTCGCCCAGTAAGCTGTACCTTCTACAATAGCCATCCTATTTATAACTCCTATTAACATTGATTAACGAACACATAGTATCATACAAATTTAATGCTTGTAAAGTCATCTCCTATCACCTATGATTGTAAACTTACCTATATGGATATTTAAAAGAGGCTCTACATCCTGCCAATCATTACGATCATAACGACCCCCGAAACTAATATCAACTTCTTCATCTGGGAGTTCACTTAAAGAAACATAACCACTAGCATCTTTCCATTTAACACATAAGAAAGTCTCAAGATGTAAAGACCTGTATAGTTCTTTAGCTTTTAAAAACTTTGATAAAGATATTATATAAGTAGGATATGTATCCTTACTACAGTACCTATTTTTTAGTTCTGTAAAGAACTTAGGCTTCAAGTTTCTTGTATCTAAAGCTATACAATCTATACCATATTGTACAGGTAGTTTTCTTAATACAACTTTAAAGTATCTTTCAAGGTCTTTACCAAACCCTGATTCAGCTGCTAAAGTTTTTTTATTTTCATATGTTTTTCTAGGCATACTGACGCTCCCAGTTTCTAGCCTTACGTTTTTTACCCTGTGAAAGAGCTGTATAGTGTGCATCTACTGAAGCAGCTTTCCAATACATATTCTTTAAAACCTGTTTGGCACTACGAATACTGTGTTTCTTTTTAAAGTAATTACCAAAGATAGGTTTAACAAATACATATTTTCTACCGATACTTATGTCACATATTCTCCAGCCATCTACATAAAACCATGTAGTAGCTTTGTTACCCATCTTTGGTGAAAGTAAAAAATCTTTTAAGTCTAGATGTTTCTGCATTAGTTTGCTCCTGTGTATGTACTTCATACCATTTTTGAAATGCTTTTTTATTCATGATGTAGTCATCATATTCATCGTTCCTTAAAACAGGCACCATTTGTAATAGTTGATGTTGCGTATAGTTACTAGCCATTAAACCACTCCGGTATAGATCTGTTAGTCCACTTAGCAAAGTGTTTCGTATGGTAATAGTCTCGGTAACACTTAATGTTACAATCCGAAACCTTGTTATCATCAGGCATTGCTAAAGTTGGAGGTGTGAATGCATCAATAGATATATTATCTGGTGCTTCAAGCAGTAAGTCTTTTAGCTCTGCACACTTATGAACCTTCTCATATCTATATGTATACTCATCAAGTAAATAATTAAATAGATCATCTAACCATATGTAATTACTTACATTTTCTCTGCACCATACGGCGGAAGGATGATTCATATGTGTAGCTTGATATAAATCTTTACGCTGATCTTTTAGGTAATATCTTTTTACCATTCTGCCTGTCCTTCTGGAAGGCTCATAGTACATAGTGCCGTCTAAAACTCTGTGAGCTGTAGACAATAGCTGTGCATACTCAAGTATCATTTTGACAACATGTTTATCACAGTGCTGCTCGGCACATATTTTCGGATCGTTGTGTAAATAAAATATATTCATGTAAAATATCCATAGTTATAATGTAATATTTTTAAAAAAGTCATGGTAGACCATAGCCACATAAGTATAGTTATACGCATAAGTATAGGGTTTAAAAATACTAGGGGCATGTACCACCATTTCATATCAATCCTCCCAGATTGTAGTATTAGTTTTTACGCTATCAAGTTTTCCCAATACACTTCTGATTTTACATAAAGATATTTCCATATCCCTTGCATAGTATGCTATTTCAGAGCGGATCTCTTCATTAGTCATCATCTCTGATATGATTCTATTGGATTCTGAGTGATTAATATTCTTCATGCTAGGCTCCTTACATTTAAGTATGTTGTAAATATCTTAGGTAACAGATCATCTAACTCATCCTTACCACTGACTTGTTCCCACGGCATAGCTGCCCCTCTATCTGATAGGGCTTTACTTGCAAATTCATCTTCAACAAAAGAAAGAAAACTACGTATGAAGGAAGGGTGAGGAAGGGGTGCATCAATCTTTACAAAGTTATATGCCACCCAATCATCAATCTGGTGATAGAACTTCTGTCTTTCCATTACTTTGCTCCTGTAAGTAATTGATAACATTATCTAAAGAACATAAAAAAACTAGATCTGATCTAGAATCTAAAGGACACCCGCTTAGGGCATCCCTTAGTTCTATTAGATCAGCTAGTGTAGACTCACTAACCATTAAGCTACCTTACGAAATAAACGATCATTAGAAATAACCTCAGAGACTTTGTTAGCTCTACGATTCTGTAAAGATATAACGGATGAACCTTTCCTAGAGGGCTGGCAATGAGTAGCCCAATGAGTCAAAGCATTATAAACTGCCCATAGATTTCCACCTTGGCGAGGTACATAAGTATCTCTATACAACCTCCAAAGCTGTATATAGTTTTTATTATTCCATGTCTTTTCATCAAGAGAATCACCACCAATTGCGGCAGCAAATATAGACTTAATAATTTCTTGAGATGGAACAGTCTTATACCATATCTTCCATAGCTCATTCTGCTGCATCATTACCTCTAGACCTTTACCAACAATCTGAGATCCTTTATGGATATCTAGCTGCTTAGTATGTCTAGACTTATATATAGTAGAGCTGCCCTCTGTGAATATCTGACCATTCATACAGGCTGACTGTCTAGCACCAGCCGACATCATGAAACTAAACAGACCGTCAAAGCTATTAACTCCAAGGAAACTCAGGGCGGCTGTGTCACCATCTGGAGTTTCTAGGAACTGATTGGGTAGAGTATGCTTTACATAACACCTAGCACCACTACGATCAGTAACAATAGACTCAATAATATCCTTAGTATTGAGATCACTTCGCATAATCATAGCCCTCTGATTAGCTATCATGTCTCTGTGATTTACTGGCTTGTAATTAGGGCCAACAACTCCAAGACAATGGTTAGTATCAGTGCGAACAATGGCACGTTTATTAACCACAGTCTGGCTGTGTCTGCCATCTAGTGATTTAGTATTATAATGTAACTGCTTCAAGTCAATGTCAAAGTCGGCATCGCCATAAGGCAGATAAGAAAGATTGTTACTATACAGATCGATTACATTTTCCATAGTTGTTGCTCCTTAGTCTAGTATTTCTACAGGTTGGTTGGTTTCTATCCATACTTTAGCACCACAGGACAATGGTTTATCCGGTGAATACTTTATCTCGCCATCAGTAAACTTAACACGATTGCAATAAGTATTTGTTTTATAAGTCTTTACAGTTATGACAGGCTTGTTAGCTCCTTTAGCATTAGCCTTTATGTTATGCTGATTAACATGAATTATTGTTTTCATTCAATATATCCTCTGCCATTTCATTTGCTATTTCTTCAGCCCTATCCAGACTAGAAGTTGTAATTATTTCATCATGGAAAGATGAGCTAACCTCATAATATGTAAAGGGTCTACCCTCAAACTCATCTCTAACTGGTAGGATATCAATTCTTGGATTCATTAGTGCATTACCTCCTGATCAACATTGTCTAGCTCTTTCGCTATATCAACAGCTTGAGTACAACAAGAAGTCAACTCTTCTACAAAAACCGAATCATCTTCATCAAGATCATCTTTGAGCTGGTGCAACAAAGTAGCTAAGGCAATCGCCCCTATTTTAAGATCTACTTTATGGTAATCAAATGTTTTAGCTAATGCCCCTCTAGCCTCTTCAATTAAATCAAACATCTCTTCTGCAAATTCTACTGCTTTAGTACGGTCGGTCATGGTCGGCTCCTTATGTTTTATAAAGGTCTTTCACTACGTAAAGACCTTTTAAAACTTATTAAAAAACTTTCTATTAATATCTTTTCGCATCTTCACAATCTCAGGCGACATTGGAAGCTTAGTAACTGATTTACCCTTTTTAAAATACTCCTCCATATCTTTATGTAACTGATCTATATACTTATTTTTATCGAACGAATTAGACATTGTATTCTCCTATTAGGTAAGTGTAATGTAACTCTGATACGTGATAGCCATCTAAGAAGTCTTTAGGATACTTGTCAGCTATCAATGAACACCATGCATCCCAAAGTCTTTCAGATGTATAGATTTCACAGAGCGCTACATACTCTTGAAGCCTTTTCTCATTAGCTTCCTGACCTCTTTTAGTCTTTACAGTCTTGTTATAAACCAACAGATCAGGCTTAACATTGTATTGTTTTATATTGTGAACATCAATACAACCAACTAAGCCAGCAACTAACTGACAAACAAAGCCAGCCTTAGCCAAACCAAGCCCTTCAATCTGTAGAAATATCTTCATAAGACTGTGCGACTTTGAAGTATCTGATTTGCTGGAGTTAATAACAGCCATCATCTGACCGTAGATAAAATGCTTATGAGTACTTATATATTTGTAAGTATTCTTTTTGTTGCCCCAGACAAACTTAGATTCTAGTTTATTTTGTTTCATATCAACCATCATGTCTCCCACTAGCACCCATTTTTGCTGGATGCTAAGGGATACCATCATGATAACTAGAAATAAATTATCTGGGCTACGCTGTGCGAAATGATTAATCTTCGGATTGTGGTTGCTGAACACTTAAATTCTCCTTAATTGCTTTTTCTACAGAGTCCCTAAGTCCATGTAGAAACTCATAGATAGTGGTTTCTTTTTCACCCTCACTAAGAAACACAGTAAGCTCAAACTCTTGATCTCTAGTATTTTTAACAACAATTTCTACCCAGTTATGGCCGTAGTTTGGAGTGTTAATTTTTACATCTGTGATTCTATGTATTGATATTTCATCAAGCATCATTGTCTCCTGTTACTAATCCAGTTATGGTTTCTTCATATGTATATCTCAAACCTTCTTGAGATTGGTTGAAGTCGTTGTAAATTTTATCTACCAGAGTTTCTAATCTGTTTTTTATTTCGTAAGCACTATCTTTAAGATTGCCCTCAAAAGGCAACAGATCTTCAAGCTCTTTAGAGTATATAAAATGATAATCAAACATCAATTCAATGTGCCGCTTGGCTTGCTCCCTGTTCATGGTTGGCCCCTTTTAGATTTATGAAGGTCTTTCACAACGTAAAAGACCTTCTAAATCTTTTAAATAAATTACAATAAATCCTTTAACTCTACAGGTCTTTGCTCTAACTCAATACCTAACTGTCTGATCCAGTAGACTTTTTCAAGCGGAATAGTTTTGGTATTCATAAGATTCACAAGTGACCTAGAAACATCACAATCTGGATAGATCTTATCTACTCCATAGATATTTTTAACTTTAATATATGCTTTCATCATTCGCTCCTTGGTTTGGTGGCCTTTTAGATTTATAAAGACCTTTCACTACCGTAAAAGGTCTTTTAAATCTTTTAAGTATTAATATAACCCTTTGCTAAACTGAAACTTCCTATGGCCTAGAGTTATTCTGACATATCCATGCTGGCAGTATTTCCAGTGAGATAATTTAACTTGACGTTTCCTACGGAAACAAGTGTAGCTTACTAACTCCCAACGGGGATTGAGATAATAATATAAAATATTTAAATAAATCATATAGATACTCCTTAAAACTCTGGAGAGCATAAACTCTCCAGAGCGTTGGTGGCTTTAGCCAAGCTTAGTTATCAAAGCTTCCAGAGTTGACTTAATAGTCAAGACATTCTCGGAAATATCTGACACCTCGCCTTCAAGGAAGGCTACACGTGTCTCCAACTCTGTTGGCTTGGAGGCTGCTTTAGCAGCGACCTTGGGTGTTGCCTTTTTGGCGACCTTCTTCTTGGCAACCTTGGTTGCTGTGGGCTTAGCTGCTTTAGCAACTCGCTTGACCTTGACCGGAGCTTTAGCTCCAGCCATGTCCTCAGTCTTGACCTGACGAGTCAGGAAAGCCGGGATCTTAGCTGTCTCGAAAAGCTCTTGAGCTTTCCCACGGCTAAGTGATGAAGCTGGGAACTGGGAGTATAAAACTCCCAAGACTCGCTTTCGGATGATGGAAAATTTAATCTGTGGAATCTCTTGAGATTCACAAATCATGTAAGTAAACTTACCTGCTAGGCCAAAGTACTGCTTGGGAGTAGCTTGAATTTCATTCAAAGTTTGTGAAGTTGTCATGGTAAATCTCCGATTTAAGTTTGTGTTGTGTTGTCGTTTGTGGTGCTAAGAAGCTTTTATGTCTCTCTCACTATGTAAGAGAGACTTAAAAGTTCTAAGGGTCTAGCTCTTCTCAGGGTCTCCGTAGGGAAAGTTTCTAGCCTCTCTCAGTAACTCAAGTTCATCTTGAGTCAGACCCATGTGAGAAAACGGATGTTTTCTGCTATAGGCTCTAACTGCTGAAGCGGCTGACTCGTAGAGTTCGTATGTATCAGACCAAGCATCGGACTCAACCATGTTTTTAATCTCTGCAAATTTGGCAATCAAATTTTTCATATGTACTCCTTTGGAGTTGTGTGTGATTGTTTAGTCTCGGTGTCGCTGAGACATTTCCATTAAAGGCACATTGGATTTTTGAGGTCAACCTCTTTCCCCGCGCATTATGCGATTGTGAAAGAGCGCATCACGCCCCGCACATCACAGGATCGCTACAGGATCACATGGCGATCACATAGCGCGATCAGGCGTTTAGGCGCATACAAACTCTGGAGATTTTATAAACTGAGGGGATAGATTATTTAGTTTACTAAATACTCTATAGGTTGTTGAATTGTAAAGACTCTTGAGTCTTTAGAGTTTATTTTACAGACTCAGAATATTTGTGAATATTCTGTAAACTAGAGAGGCTTTGGAGATTTTGTGCTAGAATCTCTAAAGAGATTATAGAAGCTCTGGAGATTTCAGAGTCTCAAAAGACTCTGGAGTGTGACACCCTCTAAAGTCTCTAAAGACTTTGGAGGGTGGGGCAGGAGGCCATGCCACCCCCCCTAGTATATATACTAATACTCATACATTTTACAGACTTTACAGTGTTAAGCAGTTTGGGG